GACATGGCTGGAGGTAAGAATCTCTATCTTAAAGGCATTTGTATTGAAGGCAACAAGCGCAATGCAAATGAACGTGTCTATCCTTTACACGAGATATCTAAGGCAGTTAATACTATTAATCAACAGATTAAAGAAGGTAACTCCGTTTTAGGTGAAGTGGATCACCCAGATGATTTGAAGATTAACTTGGATCGTGTGTGCCACAGCGTTGAAGGCATGTGGATGGATGGAGACGCAGGATGTGGCAAACTTAAAATTTTGCCAACTCCAATGGGAGAATTGATCAAGACGTTGCTACAATCTGGTGTTAGACTAGGTGTATCAAGCCGTGGAAGCGGCAACGTTGATGACAGAACAGGACATGTAAGTGACTTTGAAATTGTCACTATAGATGTGGTTGCACAACCCAGTGCTCCGAATGCTTATCCCAAAGCAATTTACGAAGGACTCATGAACATGAAGTACGGACATAGATTGCTTGAAGTGGCTCGCGAATCTGGGCATAACAACAAAGTGCAGAGATATCTCAAAGATGAAGTTAAAAAGCTCATCAGAGATCTCAAAATATAAGGAGAACCAGGCATGTTAGATGCTATCAAACCATTGCTAGATAGTGACCTGATCACCGAGGAAACTCGCATGGAGATTAATGAAGCTTGGGAAACCAAGCTAAATGAAGCTCGTGAACAGGCTCGTGTAGAACTCAGAGAAGAGTTTGCACAACGCTACGAGCACGACAAGTCAGTAATGGTGGAAGCCCTTGACAAAATGGTAACAGAAGGTCTCGCCGCAGAGATTCAAGCCGTGGCTGCTGAAAAGCAAGCCCTAGCCGAAGATCGCGTTAAGTTCCAACGCAAGATGAACGAATCAGCAACGAAGTTTAACGGCTTCTTGGTTAGTAAACTTGCAGAAGAAATTGGCGAATTGCGTAAAGATCGTAAAATGCACACAGAAGGTCTAGCCAAGCTAGAAAACTTCATGGTGCATGCATTGGCTCGTGAGATCCAGGAGTTTGCCGCAGACAAACGTGACGTAGTGGAAACAAAAGTCCGCCTCGTTCGTGAAGCTCGTAGCAAGCTGGAAGGATTGAAAGCACGTTTCGTAAAAGAAAGTGCAGACAAAATGAGTCAAGCTGTTAGCCGTCACTTGAAGGCTGAACTTACACAATTGCAAGAAGACATTAAAGTTGCTCGCGAGAACAATTTTGGTCGTCGTATCTTTGAAGCGTATGCAAGCGAATTTGGTGCTACTCACTTGAATGAGAAAGCCGAAGTCCGCAAGTTATACTCTGCATTGTCCCGCAAGGACCAGCAATTGGCGGAAGCCATCAAACTCACACAAAAGGCGAAAGTCGTTGTGGAGAGTAAAGAACGCGAACTGCGTATGATCAAAGAATCCAACGAGCGTGACAGCACGATGGAAATGTTGCTTTCTCCCTTGAACAAGGAAAAGCGCGATGTCATGCGTAATTTGCTCGAAAGCGTCCAAACTTCACGTTTGAAAAATGCTTTTGAAAAGTATCTACCAGCAGTGTTGGAAGACCGCTCTGTGAAAGCTTCTAAAGTGATCACAGAAAATGTTTCCTCAGTTACCGGTGATAAGACTGTTCCTACCCAAAACGTTGATCAAGAAGATCGCAGCAATGTGATCGACCTCAAGCGTCTGGCTGGACTGTAATTTAAATTTTTAGGAGACTTAAATGTCAGAACCATTGTTAGAAAGTCGCTGGGGCGAAACCAAAGAAGCATTGCTTGAAGGTTTGAACGGTACCCGTCGCAATTCCATGAGTGTGATCCTTGAGAACACACGCAAGTACTTGAAAGAAAATGCATCTGCAGGTTCTACAAGTTCAGGCAACATTGCCACATTGAACCGCGTGATTCTTCCCGTGATTCGACGTGTTATGCCAACCGTTATCGCTAACGAGTTGGTTGGTGTTCAGCCAATGACTGGTCCAGTTGGACAGATCCACACTCTGCGTGTACGTTATGCACAGAGCTTGACTGATTCTTCTGCTGCCGCAACCAGCGTTACAGCTGGCCAAGAAGCATTGAGCCCATTCACTATTGCTACTGCATATTCTACAGTACCAAAAGACACAGCAACAGCAACAGCTTACACTGGTGGCAACACAGCTACCATGGAAGGTAACGGCGGTAAGCAAATTTCCGTCCAAATCTTGAAGCAAGCTGTTGAAGCCAAGACTCGCAAATTGCAAGCTCGTTGGACATTTGAATCTGCACAAGACGCACAAGCCATGCACGGTATTGACGTTGAAGCAGAAATTATGGCTGCTTTGGCTCAAGAGATCACAGCTGAGATCGACCAAGAGATTCTCTTGTCACTGCGTTCTTTGGCTGCTACTGAGTTCACATACAACCAAGCTACCGTTTCTGGTACAGCTACATTCGTTGGTGACGAGCATGCCGCATTGGCTGTTTTGATCAACCGTGTTGCTAACTTGATCGCCCAACGTACACGTCGTGGCGCTGGTAACTACGCTGTTGTATCTAGTGCCGCATTGACAGTGTTGCAATCTGCAACTACTTCTGCCTTTGCACGTACTACAGAAGGTACTTTTGAAGCTCCTACAAACACCAAGTTTGTTGGTACATTGAACGGCGCTATGCGTGTGTTCGTTGACTCTTATGCATCTGACACAACACCTGTGTTGGTTGGTTATAAAGGTTCTTCAGAAGCTGACGCTCCTGCATTCTACTGCCCATACATTCCATTGATGAGCAGCGGTGTTGTTCTGGATCCATCAACATTCGAACCAGTTGTGTCATTTATGACACGTTATGGTTACATCGAACTGACTAACACTGCATCATCTTTCGGTAATGCTGGTGACTACGTTGGTGAGATTGCTGTTTCCAACTTGTCTTTCTCCTAATCAGAGATTGTACTCAAATCAAGAAAGCACCTCCGGGTGCTTTTTTGTTGGCTAAATATCGGCATGGAACATGAAGATATTAAAAGTTGGAAAATACGTGTACTAGACTCTAAGAGTCCTAGTTTTTGTGGTGCAAAATGGCTCAACTCAACCATATGGTTACGTCCTGGACGAACGTCTAGTTGTCATCACAACCCCGGGCATAACATTGATATTGAAGAAATCAAAACCAATCCCAGTGCCATACACAATACCAAAATAAAAAAAGAAGAACGCAGAATGATGCAGTTGGGTGAAAAACCCATGAACTGTCAGTACTGCTGGACATACGAAGAAATGCATCCAGACATCATTGGCGATCGTGCGTTCTTGAGTCATCATTCATCTGAAGAAGATCTACAACGTGTTTTTGATGCACCCTGGGATCAAGATGTTGACCTAGACTATATTGAAATTGCATTTGATAGAACTTGTCAAATGGCATGTACCTATTGTTGGCCGGGCGCCAGCACTACCTGGGTCAAAGACCTAAAAAAGAACGGCCCTTATTTAGACATAAAAACTGACATTCGCAATCAGCATGGATTACCCAGCTACGATGATGACGGATTTGATTACGGATCAGACAATCCTTACATCAATGCATTTTTCAAATGGTGGGAACAAAGTCTACACAAGACGGTCAAGACATTCAAGATCACAGGTGGCGAACCATTCATGAGTGGATACTTATGGGACTTTTTTGACATGTTACTTGATGGTAGATTTAAAACTGACGCCAAAATCAGTATCTGTACCAATCTAGGTTTTCCAACAGAAAAACTCTACAAGTTCTTGGACATTGTAGAAAAAACTGGCATGGATTTTGAAATTACCACCAGCGGTGAAGCACTTGGTGACAAAGGTACCTATGTACGTGATGGCCTAGAGTGGGAAACTTTTGTTCGCAATTTTGAAATTATTCGTGATTCACCATTGATCAAGAATCCAATTTTTATCATGGGCACAGTGAATGCACCTGCCATTGACGGCTTCTTGGGATTTTTAAACTGGGTCAAAGAACAGAAAGAAACTGCTGGATCTCCAAACGCAGTTTTTTACAGTATTACTCCTGTGAGATTTCCT